ACTGCTTAGGGTGAAAATAAAAGGATTTGTTTGTAGAGAGAGTAAAAGGAGGAAGAGGAAGGGCGTTCATTCTAAAAATTCTTCAAAAACTCAAAATGGCTATAAAAAGAAATATAGAGGGCAGGGGAGGTGAGTGGTATAATGATAAACTAAGAAATGTGTCAATAAAACATTTTAAATTATCAGAGTTTGACAGTCCAGATGATATAAGTTCAGGTAACAATATGTGTCTTATATTTTTAACTAAACTGGACAAGGCAAGAGAGTTAGCTGGAATACCCTTTAAAATAAATTCAGGATATAGAACTCCTGCTCATAACAGTAAAGTGGGAGGCGTGAAGAATTCTTCACACATGGATATACCTTGTAATGCAGCAGATATACATATTGCAGGAAGTAAAGAAAGATATAAAATACTAGAAGCAGTAATAAAAATTGGGTTTAATCGTATTGGAATTGGTAAAAATTTCATACATTTGGACACTGATAAAAACAAAAACCAAGAAGTTGTTTGGCATTATTATTAATAAAAAATCAAAAAAATGAAAAATTGGCTTATTTTAACAATGATTAAAAGTAAAAAGTTTTGGTATGCAGTTTCTGCTGTAGTGGTTCCTGCTATCGTAACTTATTTAGGGGTAGACGAACAGACCGCTACAAATCTCTATCAAGCTATTCTTGTGCTTATTTTAGGGCAGGGGATTGCTGATATATCAAAAAAATAATATACCTTTGCGGTTCCTTCTTTGAGTGTTTTCGGGGTTGGACTATTTAGTAGTTAAGAGTGAGGGGTTAATAACTCCTCACTTTTTTTTTATATATTATTTTTTTTTATATATCTTTGTTTTATGAAGAAGTACGGAAGAAGGTTAAGGCTTACTCTTGATGAGGAAAACCTTATCTACCAAAACAGAGCTAAGGTTGTAGAAAATATAAATAACAATTCTGTTTTAGATGGCCATTTAAAAGATAGAGGGATTGACAAAAAAGATGTTGTTAGTGTAAAACATTGGCAATCAGCTGGTGGGGAATATAGGTTTTCAATAGTTACAAAAGAAGATTATGGTTTAGATAAGCAACAAATATTTGAGAGTATAGATAAATTTATAAAAGGATATTCCCCAATCTATCAACCTATAGAGAGAGAAGAAAAAGAAAGAAAACATCTATTAGTTATTAATCCAGCAGATATTCACATAGGTAAGTATGCTAATGAATTAGAGACTGGTGAAAAATATGACTGTGAAACTGCTGTAGATAGAGTATTAGAAGGGATTAAGGGCCTTATACAAAAATCAAAAGGATTTGATATTCAACGCATATTATTTTGTATAGGGAATGATGTGCTGCATATAGATAATGTTTACTCAACCACAACGAAAGGCACTTATGTCGAATCAGATAAAAAATGGTGGGAACATTATGAAATGGCCCTGATGTTGTATGTTAAGGTTATTGAGATTCTCCGTTTTATTGCTCCTGTTGATGTATTACACTCAATGAGTAACCACGATTATCAGAGTGGGTTTCATTTAGCACACACGCTTAGAAGTTGGTTTAGAAAAGCAGAAGATGTTACTTTTGATATTACTGTTGCTCATCGTAAATTTTACAAATTTGGGAACTCATTAATAGGAATTGAACATGGAGACGGGGCGAAGATGGATAAGTTACCCTTGTTGATGGCACAAGAGCAACCTTTACTCTGGTCAGAAACAAAATATAGATATTGGTATTTACACCACATCCATCACAAAGTAAAACATAAATATTTAGATACTAAAGATTATATAGGGGTTACTATAGAATACATGAGAAGCCCATCTTCTGCAGACAGTTGGCACTCACGTAAAGGATTTTGTGGCGTTCCACGAGCTTGTGAAGGTTTCATTCATGATAAAGAAAGTGGTCAGGTAGCACGATTAACACATTATTTTTAGGTATTTATCTTTATCTTTATTTTTATCTTTATCTTTATCTTTAAGAGTATTAAATACCCTATATTAAGGGTTAACTAAGGGTTAAAATTCATCATTTTATATTTTTTTTTAAAAAAAACTACAAAAAAGTTTGGTGGTTTAAAAAATTATTGTATCTTTGTACAGAATTTAAACTAACTAAATATTAACGAAAACACTTATTATTATGACAGATAATTTAACAAGTCCTTGCTGTAATGCAGGATACAAATTAGATAATGTGAGTTTCTGCTGTACTGCTCAAATATCAGAGTCAGGATTATGCTATGAATGTAAAGAACATACGGAAGCTGAAGGGTATATATGTGATGATTGTGATAATTATTTTGATGAGCCAATAAAAGAAAAACATTATTGCAGTTTTTGTGGAGAGGATTTAGAAGAAGATGGATATTATTGTAGTAAAGAATGTTCAGTAGCCGACAATACAGAAAGAGTATAAATTTATTAATCAAATTATTTTAAAATGGAAAGCACTCAAACAAGTGATATTCTACAACACTTAAAAGAAGGTAGAAGATTAACACAAAAAGAAGCTATTAACGAATATGGAGCGTATAGATTGTCAGGTATAATTTACGCTCTAAGAAAGCGAGGGTATGATATAGTATCTATCCCTTTAGATGTCCCAACACGCTACAGGAACGCTAATGGAGGCATTAGAAACGCTAATATAGTTGAATATAAATTAAGACGAAAAACTTTTGATAGTAGGCTGGGAGAATTCGTTAATTCGATAATAAATGATAATTATTAGAATGGATAAGAATAGAAGTTATAATAATTCAATAAGACAATTATCTCTAGCTTACAAAGGAATAATTATATTGTTTATTTATTTAATAATAACAAATTTATAAAATTAGAATTATGGGAAAAATGAAAGAAGAATTTATGCAAATGCAAGAAGAATATATTAACCAACAAAATCAAATTGATATGAAAAAAGTACCAAACATTAAGGACGTAGCAGAAGTAAAAGAAACCAAAAAAGAAACTTTAAGAAGATTGTTTACAGAAAATAATCTTGTTGAAGAAGATGTTTACAAAGATAAAAGAGGTTTTGTGATTATTACAAGGACAGGAATTGATAAAATTGTAAGTAAACAAAACATACAAGTTATTTATGAGCCTGTTATTATGCAAACTGATTGGGTAGTTATCAAGGCGGTAGCGAGCATGAAAATAGGAAGTAAAGAAACTGACATTAGAAACATGATGAGTTTTGGAGAAGCAAGTGATAATAACTTAATGGGTGGTGGTAAAAAATTCCCAGTAGCTATGGCTGAAAAAAGAGCTATGAGCAGAGTTGTTTTAAAGATTGCAGGATTCTACGAGCAAGGAGTGTTTGGCCAAGATGAAATCGTTGACTAAATATGACGAGTGGTTTGATGAGGTTGTCGATGGGAACCCTACTGAAGCGGAGCTTTGGCAGATTGGATACATTGAGAATCTCTTACCATACATAGCTTTAAATGGAAGAGAAAAAGAAGAAATTTTTAATAAACTATCAACTCTAACTGAAATAGAAGCAGAAGAATTGATACCATATCTAAAAGAAAATGAAATCAAAACAGACCCAAAAGACCAGTATGAACAAATGCAAAGAAATGGAATGTTTGATGGTGGAGATAATAAAACATCATAGCAAACCATTTACTTATATAGTGTTTAATGCGGGAGGGCAAAATATGTTAGGAGAGCTTGTAGAGGATGATATTATGGGGGTTCTAACATCCCATGAAGTTAAGTTGTTTTATAAGGCTAAACAAACCAAATTTCTTGTGCCTCTAAATAAATTAAGAAAAATGATTGTTAAACCAAAATACTATTTAAAATGAAAAATACTTATGACAAGGTTAAAACCTCAAGGAATGAACTTGAGGCGATTCTAAGAATCAGAGGAATATCTAAGCAAAATTTTGGAAGGATATTAAATATTAAAGGGTCTACTATTGAAAAATATTTAGACAATCCATATTATTTAAGGTACTACCAAATGCAAAGACTAGCCCATTTTCTTAACATAAACGTTAAAGATGTTATAGATATTATAGAAATTGACTTAGAGGGTGGGGCTGTAACGGTGCAAGGGGAAGAATGTTTTTCCGCAATAGAATCATTATCAAAAAACAAAAACAATTAACATGATTATTCAACAATCTAAACTAAATTTTACAGAAGAGAGAAACAAGAGGGTTATAGCTGAAATAGAAAGTATCTTTCAGAGTAGCTGGGAAAAAATAACCTCCAAAAGTAGAAAAGTAAAAATGATAGAAGCGAGGAGATTGTATTGTGTTGTTTTAAGAAAGATATTTGAATTACCCTTAGCTACTATTGGAAAGCTTGTAAACACACATCACGCCTCTGTTTTACACTCAGTAAAGAAACATGACATATATACTGAAATTTATGATGGTTATGATAAAAATTACGAGAGAATTAAAAAAGCACTGATAGATAAAACAAGCCTAGAATATTTTTTAGATGAGCTTCAACATTTAGAAAGAAGTAGAAATAAAATACAAGAACAAATAGATAACTTATTATTAACTAAAAATTTTCAATAAAATTATGGCAAACGAGAAAAATTACATAGCAACTAACATTAAAAGGGTTGAAACTCAATATGGAGAACTATTTAATGTAGCAATTAGAATAGATGATTTGAAAAAAATTGCTAAGAAAGGATGGGCAAACATTACTATTGCAGAGCGGAGAGAGGTTTCTGAAAAAGGAGCTACTCATTACGCTTACGAGAACACTTACGAACCCCCAAAGCAGGCAAAACCTGACGAAACTGAAGGGGATTTACCATTCTAATTTAGAATCACTATAAACTACTAATTATTTAAAGAAAACTACTAAATTATTTGGTAGTTTCGGATAATTGTCGTATCTTTGTATAGGATTTAAGGAGAGTTGGGTGGTTTTAACGGCAGGATAAAGCAAGAACCACGCCTGCCCACTCTCTCTTAATTCTAACTAACTAATTATTAACTAAAACAGAAAACACTTATGAATAAAAAAATTACAAGAAAAAAATTATTAATTGATGTATTATCAATTCAATCCACAAGTGGGAATGAATTTGATATGATTGCTTACATACATAAATTCTGCCAAGAGAATGTTCCGCAAGCAGAAATTGTGATAAAGAACAGCAATATATATGTAACAAAGGGAAAAGCTGAAACATATCCTTGTATTGTTGCGCACACAGATACAGTACACGACATACACAAATACTATAAGGTTTTTGAAGATGATGGCTGTCTGTTTGCGTTTAACGCTGAAACAGGTAAGCAGGTGGGTGTAGGTGGAGATGATAAGGTAGGTATATGGATAGCGTTAGAAATGCTAATGAGTTTTGATAAAATAAAATGTGCCTTCTTTCACTCTGAAGAAATGGGATGTATTGGTAGCAGCCAAGCAGATATGAAGTGGTTTAAAGATGTTGGATATTGCTTACAAGCAGATAGGAGAGGAAGAACAGATTTTATAAACTCTATATCAGGAAAATTATACAGTAAAGCATTCAAGAAAGCTATTAAG